AGCATTCCATGTAGCAACCTGTTATGGGTTAGATAAAGCTACTATGGAGGACAGGTTGGAGTGGGTGTCGAATAACATCACACTCATCAGCCGCATTGCTACTGATCCGATTGGGTCTTTGCCTGACTGGGAAGTAGCAGAAGAGCCATGGCAATTCTTAGCTAGTTGTGATGAGTATTATCATTGTGTGATCACAGCTGATAGACAATTCACATCTTTACCTGTAGCTGTAGACGCAACTTGTAGTGGTCTCCAAATTTTGGCTGGACTTGCACGAGATAAGTCAACAGCTAAGCTGGTCAATGTACTACCTGGTGATAAACCACAAGATGCTTACAAGGTAGTCGCTGAGGTTGCTATGCCATCAGTTCCTGAGCGCTTACGTCCTTTCCTAGATAGGAAGAAGACTAAGCGATGTGTTATGACTATCCCTTACAATGCTAAGCCTTACTCCAATAGGGGTTACATCAAAGAGGCTTTCCTAGATGATGGGATAGAGCTTGATAAGGAAGAGCTTACTCAAGTTGTTAAAGCTATCAGGTCAGCTATGGATGTGGTCGTACCGGGTCCTATGGCTGTCATGAAATGGATTGAGACAGAGGTAGCGGCTGCTGTAAAGCGTGGTGCTCAACATCTAGAGTGGGTAACACCATCTGGATTTGTTGTACACCAGAAGCTTAACAAGAAGCAGTTTCAGTCTATGGAGCTGCAGTTGCTGGGTCGTTGCAAGATGAAGGTGGCAGTTGGTGATACCGATGAGGTAGACATCAACCACCACAAGAATGCAACAGCTCCTAACCTGATCCACTCACTCGATGCTAGTCTTCTACATCTGAGTGTCCTACGCTTTGATGCACCCATTGCTCTTATTCATGATTCTGTGCTTTGTCGTGCAACGGACATGTCCTCCCTGTCTACTATTGTCAGAGAGACATACATGCACCTCTTTGCAGAGCATGATTACCTACGAGACTTTGCCAAGTACATTGGTGCAGAGTCTGAACCACCGATCATTGGTGATCTAGAACCAGAGACCGTGATCGAATCCACCTACTTCTTTTGTTAATGTCACAACCCATTCACGTTACTCAACAGCCTGTTGTCCTTGAAGGTTATCAAGCTGTATTGAAACCATCTAAGTTTGGCTACTCACTGTCTGCACTCCTGGACTCACAGCTAATCGAAGTCCTTGAAGAGGATCGTCAAGAAACTCTTAAGTGGGCTCAATCCAAACTGAAGAATCCTAAGCGTAGTGTCTTGAAGCCTGAGCCTTGGGAAGAAGTATCCGAAGGTAAGTACAAGACTAAGTTCTCCTGGAATGAAGAGAACCGTCCACCTGTTGTAGATAGTGAGGGAACTCCTATCACTAACCGTGATCTTCCTGTCTATAGTGGTAGCAAGGTTAAACTTGCCTTCCGACAGAAGCCTTACATCCTCAAGGATGGTGTTACCTATGGCACTAGCCTTAAGCTTGTTGGTGTCCAGGTAGTAGAGCTAAACAACGCTGCTGGTGTTGATCGTGGTGACCTTGGCGATACTGAGGTAGCTGCACTGTTTGGTCAAACCCAAGGCTTTAAGACAAGCTCTGTTCCTACATCCACAGATGATGATGTATCTGATGATGTCGTCGAGGATGACGATTTCTGATGGCCTTTCGCTCAGGACTTGAAGAGAAGGTCGCTGATCTTCTCGTCAACCTGGGTGTTAAATACGAATACGAATCAACCAAGGTACCTTACGTACTGCAATGCAACTACACGCCCGACTTCCTCCTACCCAATGGTATCTATCTAGAAACCAAGGGCCACCTTACTGAGGAAGATCGACGTAAGATGAAAGCAGTTAAGGCAGCCAATCCTGACCTTGACATTCGTTTTGTATTTCAAACACCCTATAACAAGATCTACAAAGGATCTAAGACAACGTATGCCAAGTGGGCTGATAAGCATGGCTTCCCTTGGTGTGCATTCCACTCCATCCCTATTGAATGGCTGACCTAAAGGAAATCAGAACACTTGTTAGTGCACTCATTGAGTCGCTCGACAAGACCAGTTCTCCTAATGATATTATCGAAGCGTTTGAGGATGAACTCGACGCCTACGAAGCACTGATCCAAACTTACCACCAAGTCTGATGCGACCTACACAATACGGCACACCCGAGTATTACGCTGACCTCTTCGGAGACATCCTTGCAGATGTAGATAACGCACAACCTACATATGCTGATGCAATAGTTGAGGGCTTCATTAAAGCAGTAGACGATTGGTTTAATTATCACGATGAGCAAGCACGAACTTATGCAGAACTCCGAAAGCGAGTTCGTCAGGCACTTACCGTGTGATATATGTGGGTCATCTGATGCAGCTAGCCTTTATTCAGATGGCCACACTTTTTGTTTTTCATGTAACGCCTACACCAAAGGTGATGGCGATGTTCACACTCATAAAATGTCCACCAATGTCCAACTCCGAGGTTCAGCCGAGCGGCTGCAAAAACGGAACATCTCTGAAAAGGTTTGCCAACAATACCGCATCTACAAAGACGGAGACGTTTTACGCTTCTATTATTTCGACGATGCTGGAGTCGTTAAAGGTTGTAAGGTAAAGACAAAGAGCAAGCTATTCAGTTATGAAGGAGAAACACCTGGAACCCTCTTTGGACAACATTTGTTTCCCGCCACTGGAAAACGAGTCGTTATCACTGAAGGGGAACTCGATGCAGCTTCGTGTAGTGAGGCTATGCCGGGGTGGCCGATGGTATCTCTACCTAGCGGTGCCGCTGCGGCCAGGAAGTCGATTCAACGGGCTCTCCAATGGCTCCAGGGCTATGAAGAGATTGTCCTGTTCTTCGACAATGACGAGGCAGGCCGTAAGGCGTCGGAGGACGCAGCAGGGGTCCTACCACCTGGCAAGACAAAGATCGCAAGACTTGAGGAATACAAGGATGCGTCAGACGCTCTCCAGGTCAATGACACTGAAGCGATTCGTCGAGCTATATGGGACGCGAAACCTTACCGTCCAGATGGCATCATCGATGGAAAGTCTCTGCTCGATGTAGTAACTACACCAAACCCACCATCAGATCATGACTACCCATTCGAGGGGCTACAGCAGAAACTTCACGGGATCCGATATGGAGAGCTTGTCACAATTACTGCGGGCTCTGGTATTGGTAAATCCTCGTTCTGCCGTGAACTCGCAACTCACCTTCTTAACAACGGAGAACGAGTTGGGTACTTGGCACTTGAAGAATCTAACCGTAGAACCGCCTTGGGACTAATGTCCGCTGCTGTTGGTAAATCACTACACATTGGTAATCATGACAGAACTGCCCTCACCGAAGCTTATACTCATAGTCTTGCTAAGTGGAACCTGTTTCTTTTTGATGGCTTCGGCTCTTTCGACCCAGATGTTATCTACAACCGAATTGAATATCTTGCTTGCGGGCTAGATACTAAGGTCATCTTCCTTGATCACTTGTCCATCCTTATGTCTGGACTAGAGGGTGATGAGAGGCGGATGATTGATGTTACCATGACCAAGCTACGTTCTCTTGTAGAGCGTACTGGTATTGCTATGTTCCTTGTCTCCCACCTACGACGCACATCCAATGACACAAACCACGAAGAAGGCGCAAGAGTTACCCTTGGACAACTTAGAGGCTCGGCAGCTATTGCTCAACTGTCAGATGGAGTTATTGCGCTTGAACGGAACCAGCAAGCGGATCGAGGAGGCTCTTCTACGACTGTGCGAGTCCTCAAAAACCGTTATAGTGGGGAAGTGGGAGTAGCTTGTCAGCTCACCTACGACCTAGATACTTGTAAATTTACAGAGACTGAAGCTAATGACTTCGACCCAACAACGGACTTCTGATCTTAAACGTCCCAACCCTCCTACCCCTGAAGCAATCAAGCGAGCACAGTTCGTTGATAAGACCTATAAGTGGACTGGTAAGTGAACCTCATCTTTGACTTAGAAACTGACGGCTTATACGATGATGCTACCAAGATCCACTGTGTCGGCATCTATGATATTGACACTGAGCAGACTCTTGTCTTCAATGATGAAGGAAACGAGCAGCCTATCTCGAAAGGTATCCAACTACTTGAGGATGCCACTACACTTATTGGTCACAACATTGTTGGTTATGACCTGCCTGTTATCCGTAAACTCTATCCTTGGTTTACCCCCAGCGCTAGGGTTATTGATACTCTGGTTCTTAGCCGCATTTATCACGCTGACATGTTGAAGACTGATCAGAAGCGTAAGTGGACTAACATGCCACCTAAGCTGCTAGGTCGTCACTCACTTGAATCCTACGGCTATCGCCTTGGTGTTTATAAGGGTGAGTTTGGTAAGGATACTGACTGGAAGAACTGGTCACAAGAGATGCAGGACTACTGCATACAAGACGTAAAAGT